TCGGTGATCCACAGCGCATCGCCGAACGCGCCCAGGCGCACCACGCCGAGCGACTTCGCCGGCCGCGTCGGCGCGACGTAGCGCATCACGGCTCCGTCGCCGCGCTTGCGGTAGACCTGCAGGAAGGAATACTCGAAGCCGCTGCTGCGCACCTCATCTTCGACCTGCTCCCAGCCCTGCCCGGAGCCTACAGCGGCATCTTCCATCGCCTGCGTGATGTCGGCGTTGCAGAAGTCGTGCTTGTGGTCTGGGTTAGCGCCTTCCTGGCCGATGCGCGGGTAGTGATCCCGATGCGGCAGGTACAGCACGAGGTAGCCGCCGACCTTGACCAGCCGCCACCATTCGGCCAGCGCGCCGCGATAGTCGACGATGTGCTCAAGAAGATGCGAACTGTAGACGGTGTCGGCCGCCCCGTCGGCGAAGAACGGCATCCGCTCGCAGGAATCGACTGCGATGTCGGGATCGACCTTGATGCCGAACAGCTTGGCGTCGATCTTGTTGTCGATCCCGATTGCGTGCGGGTACACCTTACCCGGCCCGCAACCGAGATCGAGCACTCGTCCGTTCATGTAAGGGACGAGATCAAATCGGACCTTGCCGCTTTCATCGCCTTGCGGCGCGTCTTTGTTCCACGTCATGTCTGGATTCCCAATCCGCCCGAAAAGAGGGTCATGGCAACGCGGCGGGAATCCGCGCTTTCCGGGGCGACCGTAGCCATGACCTTTCCTTGCGCTGCCGATGCTTACGACACGAAGCCGGTGCCGACCGCGAACGCCGCCGGGTACCTGACGCCGATGTCGCAGGTGTACAGCGCCCGCACGCCGACGATGCCCGACTGGAAGTTCGCGTACGGATTCGCTTCGATCTCGAGCACGCCCCACTCGCCGATGATCACTTGCGACCAGTCGCCGCCGATGATCGTGCCGGACCCGACCTGCAGCGAGGCCATCGCCCGTGCCCCGACCAGCGAGCCGTCGAGGATGTTGCCGCCCCAGATCGGCGTGTCGCTGTTGGTGAAGCGCGGCTTGCCCATCAGGATGCCGGCGACCGTCGGCGTGGTGACGTAGCCGAAGCCAGGCATCATTGCGTTGCCGGCAGCGACGGCGGTCTGAAACCGGATCAGGTCGGCGTAGCCGACGGCGGTGCCGGTCGACGGGTTGGCGGTGCCGAAGCCTGACGTGTTGCGCACGCCCGTCGGCTGGCCGGCGGTGCCGGGGCCGGCGATGGCCGCGGAGTCGACCGCGAGGCCGATGACGCGCGCCAGATCGGCATTGACGATGCCCTCGGCGTTCGGCGTCGACTGCAGCAGCAACTGCCGGGAGATCTCGACGTAGCCGCCGACGGTCTTTGGCACCAGCGTGACCTGGCCGAACGTCAAGTTCGACTCGGTCGCGGTGCCGGTTTCGTCCGCGAACCAGTACGCGGTCGAGGCGGTAAGCTGCTTCGGGATCGACACCGAGCCAACCAGGCCGGGCATCGTGGTCGCGCCGAGGCGGATCGCCACCGAGCGATTGCGCAGCAGTTCGATGAAGGACTGCACGTTGGTGCCGACCAGATAGCCGCCCGCGCTTGCCGTGCCGACGATCGCGTCGCGTTGCCCGAGCGCCTGCGCCCACTGCACCTCGAGCGGCACATAGAAGGTGTGTTCTCCGGTGCTGCCCGTCTTGCCGATGCGCGCGGCAATGGCCTTGCTGGCTTCGGCCTCGAACGGCGCGACCTTCGGCCACGACTTCTCGACGCACGCCTTGATGGCGCGGGTGATCGAGTACCGCTCGACCTCGGCGGCCGACAGGCCCAGTGCCGACGGGACGTTGCGCACGTTCTTCGCCGCCTCGTCGCGCATGTGCGCAAGCGCCAGCGGCGCGGCCTGGTCGCAGGTCGTGCCGTCGTCGATCCAGCGCGCCACCATTTCTGATGGCAGCTTGTGGTTCGCTTGCATCGCCTGCAGGCCCTTGATACGCAGCCGCTCTACCGCAGCAAAGTCGGTGCCCATTTCAACGCGAACTTCGGCAGGCGCGCCCGCCGCAGGATTTTCCTGGCTCATAACAATTGCTCCTTTGGCGGTTGCCGCCGTTTGTGAACCGTCCGCTATTGAGCGGGCGGGCGTTGCAACATCATCGTCTGGGACTATTTCAAACGCCGGCACAACATCCGCCGCTCGGTAAAAGCCGGCGTTAATGTCGGCCGGCTCAGCTACCATCGCGACGTGCGTCGGCATCCATCGCGTGACGTAAAGCACGCCGTCTTTTCCTAGCTTCCCGCGCAGCCGCGCATAGCCGACGCTTACTGAGCGGATGATCTTGTTTAGAACGTCGGTTTTGTATTCAACGGCTTCGCTGCGCGACCCGAAACGAGCCATGCCGCGCAACTGCCCATTCACTGGCGACAGCCCGTCGACAATCCCGATGTTGACCTGATTCGAGCCGTGGCCGACAAGTATCGGTAGCGGCGCGCGGCGCAGATCTATCGCCGCCGGAGAGTGGTCAAGCACCTCTGGGCCGTCCCTTACTTCGACGACGGCATCGGTCGATACGACAACGGGAATGCCGTCGTTTCCAATCGCGCGGCCGTCTTCTCCAACAACGCACCCGTCAACGTCAAAATGCAAAATGCGGGTTTGCGTTGCCGTTCTTTCAGCGGTCATTGATTGATCCTCATTTTCAGAACGCGGGCCGCAGGATCGTTTGCTGTTTCCTCTTTTGCCTCGTCCGCTGGCGCGTCCGGCGCCGCCGGCGCCACAGGCTCGACCGGCTCTTCGACCGTCGTGTCGACGTCGATGTCCGCTTCTTCGAACATCGCAAGTTCGCGCTTGCGCTCGGCAATCACGTCCTCGATGTCGTCGCCGCCGCCGGTCAGGGAGATTACCTTGCTCACCGTCATAAACCCTGCGCGGATCGCTTCCTTGTAGGCGCCGACCTCCTTGGTCGGGTCCACCCACGACCACCCGCGGAACTTCCACGTCACGGCCTGGAACCGCTCGCGGCTTACTTCGTACTGATCGACCGGAATCGGCACAATAGCGCGCGACAGCACGGCAGCGGAAAGCCATTGCTCGTGCAGCCGCTGACGGAAGGATCGTGCCCACCATTGCTGCAGGACGCGCCACACATCACGATCGTCCAAGAGCGCGAGTCTTGAGCTGCTGTAATTCGATTGGCTATAGTCACGGCTCAACGATTCGTAGCTCACTCCGACGCCGCTGGCGACCTCGCGCAGCATCATCCGCATGAACGGGTCCATTGCCGGATTCGGCCGGTTCGGACTCACGAAGTTGAGCTTCTCGCCCGGGCCGAGGCGATCGATCGCGCCCGGCTCCAAGTCCATGTGCTGCGAGCCGTCGGCCTGCTTCTCGCCCAGCGGCGTATCCATGTCCGGCGTTTCGATGAAGGCCATGTACGACGCCGCGCCGCGCGCCGCGATGATCTCGGCTTCGGAGTAGCCGTCCATGTCGTTCAACTTGCGCGCGACGGTATGCAGCCACGGCTCGCCGCGCGTCATCGGCCAGCGGTCGACGATGCGAAGATGCAGGATGTCCGCAGCCGGCACGCGCTCAAGGCGCACGCTGGCGTCGATTGTGGTGCGCAGCTCGCCGGGGTGGCGTTCACGAATCCAATAGGCCAGCGGACGACCATACTGGTCGACCTCGACGCCCATGCGGACCTCGGCCTTGCTGTTGCCCGGTCCCGGCGACGGGTTGCTGTACTCGTCGGCGATGCGCTCGGCCTCGATCAGCTCAAGCGCGAGCGGCACCTTGCTGTTGCCGAACGGCTGGCGGTGCAGACGAAGGAACACCTCGCCGGCAGTGAACACTTCGGCCATGCACGCGCGTTCGAGGTCGGAGAAGTGCAGCACGCCGCCGGTGTGGCAGGAATCCGCCTTGCTCCACTCGCGCCAAGCGTCCTCGATGGCCGCGTTGACGTAGGCGTGCAGCTCACCCCGGCTGTTCATCACCTGCGCCTGCAGGCCCACGCCGCTGCCGACAACGTTGTTGGTGACGATGACGCGCGCCCGCTTGGCATACGGCGCGTCGCGCATCAGCGCCCGCGAGCGCGAGCGCAGCGCAGTTAGCGACATCGACAGCTCGGAGTCG